GATCTGCACTTTCTGTAATTTCTTTAGGTTTTATAGATCCATCTTCATTAAAACCATTATCGGTTTCAGTGTAATGAATACCCCCATGTGTATTATGAGAATATTGCACCCAGTTTTGCCAACCAAAAGTATTTCTTAAAAATTGAACTCCAAGCCCTTCTTCTTCCTTACCATTTTTCATAAGCTTGTCATTATCAACAACAACTGTTGCTAATACTATGTTGTTTTCATCTAATTTTGCAAAATGTGCCATGGTTTATTGAAACTTATACTTTAAGATTACCATTCCTGAACCTGATCCACTTGGAGTAGTAGGTGATGGGTATCCTGTAAAGTAACCGCAACCTCCGCCTCCGCCTGAGTTTGCAGGGGAAGGGCTACCGCCCTGGCCTCCGCCGCCGTATCCGCCTGATCCGTTATTAGCAGGTCCACGGCTATAACATCCGCCTCCGCCTCCGCCAGCGAAATATCTTTCTGATCCTGATGGTCCCGGAGTTCCGTAACTCGGTGCTGATGGTCCAATCCATGCTGTTGGTATTCCTGCGCCGTTTCCTCCTGGTCCTGCAGGTGCGTGAAATCCTGGTTGTCCTGGGTTACCCGTGCTTCCTGCACCGCCTCCGCCGGCTCCTCCTGGCGAGCAGCCTGGGTTTCCTCCAGTTCCTCCATTGTTTCCTTCTGGTGGACTGTATGATCCCGCATTTCCTGAAGCTCCAGAGTTTCGTGAAGAACCGCCTCCGCCTGATCCTCCAGGCTGATTAGAACCTCCACCCACTGTTGAAGAGATTGTAGAAAAAGATGATCCTGTTGATGCTGTAGCTGGGCCTCCTGGCCATGTACCTGGAACTGATGAACCTGCACCAACTGTGACAGGCATCGCTCCATATGTAAGTGCTAAGCCTCCTGTAGCAGGAGCAGACTGTTCAGTACGGAAACCTCCTCCGCCTCCGCCTCCAGCTGAGTAAACGCTTCCAGCGACTCCACCGCCGCCTAAAACAAAATATTGAACAGAGTTTGAACCCGCAGGTGTTCCTTCATTCAAAACATTGAATGTTCCACTACCTGTAAATGCGTGTATTTTATAATCACCGCAAGTTGTTACGGTTCCACCTTCAGCAGAAACGAAAGGTGTAATTACCCTTGATCCTCCACCGAATCCTAAAATTCTATATCCAAAATCAGCCACAATTCCTCCTATTATGCGTCGTTAGGCAGATTAGTAGCAAAGTAAAGTTTAATTCCTAATAATCTAGCGTCTGCTGTAAATGTGTCACTTCCACTGTTTGCATCTCTAGAGATGTTAAAAAACACTTCTTCATCAGCTGCTGGAGAACCAGCAACAGTTACTGAAGAACTTTGAGCTGAAACATCTAAGTCATTCGCTGTTCCACTATGGGCATCAGTTATATCTATTCCTGTTCCAAAAGCTGCGTCAATCGGATCACTGTCTGCACACGCCACGCCTTTTAAATTCCAAATAACATTACCTGTGTTTGTTGAATTTCCTGTCCAAAAAACTTGATACATCAAAAGTTGTGATGGATCCCATGATTTAGGAAACGCCACAGCAAATTGTGCATTTTCGTCTGATGCTGCATCAAAATCCAAACATTTTAATTCTGGTTGACCAGCAGTAAGTTCTACTTGTTCTAAGTTTGCGCATCCGTTTGTAGTTGTTGGATACATTGCAGAAGAAGGAATCCAAATAGTTTCTTTACCAGCTACTTTTACAGCGCTTCCGTTTGATTGAACTACTCCAGTTCCTTTTGCAACTAAATTTAAATCTATATTTGCGTCACCACCTGTTGCAGTTAATGCAGGATCGTTACCTGTTGCTGCGTTAATTACAGTAAATTCATTAACCGCTGCACTTGTAGCAGTAAATAAAATCGACTCGTTTCCGTTTGTATCAAATAAACCGGTATCGATTTTTGGTGATGATAAAGTTTTGTTTGTTAATGTTTCAGTTCCAGTGATTTGAGAAAAACCGACATCTACGATGTTAGGGTTAGTTCCATCATCTGCTTTTGCATAAAGTAATTTTGTTCCTTTATCTGTAGCAGCCCAAGTGACACTAGTACCTGAACCACTTGTGTATTGAAATTCTACAGTGTAGGCACCTGAAGTTGTGTTTTTAATAACATATAATTGTTGTGCATCTAAAGGAATTGATACAGTAATGTTTCCTGTAATAGTTCCAGTTAATTCGATAACTCTGTGAGCCATTGATGCTCCAGTAGCTCCATCAGAAACAGCTAAAGCTGTATTCCCTGTTCCACTGACTGCTTGTGATGCATATCCACCGGCAAGTTGCTCGATGATTTCTAAATTAGTATTTGTTTTTGTTCCCCAAGTTCCGGCATTTTCACCGGTTGCCATTTTCTCTACGCCGAGAGGTGTGTATGTTGATGCCATAAAAAACTCCTATTTACGCTGCATGCGTTATGTCTGTATACGTTGTCGTCGCCGTTATGTCAATGTCTTTATACGCCAACGCACCAAACCCTGTTTCTCCTAAATTACTATTAAATTCAATTCCTGTCAACCCTACAGACATATCAGCTACAGTTGTAGAACCTACTGCAGATCCTGCAGTTACACCAGTTAATCCCACAGCCATTTGTGCCACAGTTGTAGAACCCACTGCAGATCCAGCCGTTACACCAGATAGATTAACTACTTGTGTATCGTCCACAGTAAGCGTGCCGACAGAGAAAGACCCGCTGACACCAGTTAAATCATAAGCTTGTTGGTCTACAACAGAACCAACCGCTGATCCAATTGTTACACTACCTAAACCTTGTTGATGATCTGCACCATCATTTATACTTAAAGTTCCTATTGCAACACCATCAGAAACTCCAGTAGGTGTAAATTTAAAATCAAATGTAGTTGTAAGAGATCCTACAGATGAACCCATAGTCACTCCCGTAATACCTATTACGCTTTCAGGCTGGATTACTAATTCACCACCCCATTGGTTATCTCCCCATCCAGACTCACCCCAAGCATTTGGACCTTGTTCCATACTCATTTCAAGGCCGGTTAATATTACACTAGATGTATCAGTTCCCCATTCGTTAGATCCCCAAGTATCTCTTCCCCAACCATCCTCTGCTTGAGCATAAGGTAAAGTACCTAAAGCAGTCGACATACCTGTTAGTGATGGAAGAGCAACAACAGGATCAAAACTATCTCCCCATGGTTCTTCGCCATAAGCATCTCTACCCCAACCTGTTTCAGAATAAGCAGAAACGTCTCCTTGAGATAAAGCAAATGTTACACCACTTGGTAAAACATCTACATGGTTTTGAGATCCATATTGGTTCTCACCCCATGACATCGCACCCCAAGTGCTTTGAGTAATGTCAATTGCACCACCCATTCCGATACCATGAACATAACAATAAAAATAAAAATCAGTTGAAGCTGCGGGGGCTATTTCTACGTATCGCGTAGTTGCCGCATTAAATGTAGTTGTATTGCTGTAACCAGCTTGGTTACTTGCACCGTCTAAATAATATGTAACACCAGCTGAAATAATATTACCGCCGGGATCACTTGTACTGTTTGTAAATAATAATGGGTGATTGTCGTTTGAAGCGTTACTTTGATCAAAACGTAGCGTTCCGCCTTCAACCCATTCAAGGGCCATGTCACGAACACCATCAACGTAAAATACATTTCCAGTACCACCAGAAATATACAACGTCCCCGATGCGACCGTTACTGTATACGTTTGGTCCGCCATAAGGATTTCCTCCTTATGTTAATCTAATTATCGCTGAGCTAGAATCGTTAGTTGGAAACTGTATTGTAAAAGTTCCTGAAGAAACTGTTTTATCTCCACCAAAAGCTATTGCACAAACTGCTTGTACCGTACCTGATCCTCCGGCTGTAGTTGTGTTATAAATTAAACAACCATTAGCTGTGAAAGAAGCTGAGGTCCATGAAATATCTGAAAAGTCTGTGAACGCAGTTGTACTAGTTAGACCTACTCCTGTATTTGTCAATGCTGCACCACCTGCAGAGTATGCAGATCCTGATGAGTTTGTAACTTCGTTTGACGTAGAGTAAACAGTTGTAGCAGCGCCTAAAGATGCAGAACTTGTGAACAACGCCAGTTTAAAAGTATCTCCTCCGTTTCCAGAAGTATCTAAACTGTGTTTACCTTGTAAAAGTTCCTGTTTGAAACTTGAACATATTGCTGATGTTATTGCCATAATTTTTCTCCTTATTAAGGCGACGGAGATTTGACTTGTATTCTAACTGTACCGTCAGTGTAATCGTCTCTTCTTCGTCTACCAAGTTGCACTCCTGCAAACTTCTGTACCTCTTGTTTATATTTATTTTCATATAATGTCAACATATCCATTGGACCTTTTAAATATCCAAAAGCTTCTACCAAACATGCATATAGAAGGCCTTGAGGGAAATTTAAGCTGACATAATTAGTCTGGTTACCAGACTCCAATGTAGCAGGCATTTTGTTATAATATATATTAAATAAGTAATTAGCGTCTGGTGTAGGTGCCACATATATACCTCCAGAGGTAGTCGAGCTTAGGCCCGTAGCCCCACCAAACATAGCATAATATTTTGGTAAACCAGTCACGTCTTGTGCTGTTCTATCTCCTTCTGATCCAGTTAATTTTCCTATATACTCTGAGATATATGTTTGATCTTTTTTCTCCAGCCATTGACCAACTCCATCTGTATTAGCTGTAGATTCAAATACTTCTATACCTCTTACAAAAAATGCTCCTGCAGGAACATTGATAGTGTTGTCATCTGCAACAAAATTACCTTGTGATGCAAATCTATCAGAGTCCATAGGGATATCTAAAAAAATTCTTTGTTGTGCATTTAAAATCATGTTTTCTAAAACAGCAGTTGTTAAAACCGTGTCATCTACTTCTGTGTAGTTTCTAATATTTGTAACTAAATCGTTATAACTAATTCCGGACATAATTAAGCTCTATCATTAACGGGTCCAATTGTACACTGAAAACCGCCTCCTGTTTCAGTGCTGCTAGCAGCACTGACTAATGTAATATTTATTCCATCAAATCGAGTCGAAAATTGTGGCTGACCTGTTCCTTCAACTGAAGTAGTATTTAAAGATGCTACTTTATAAGACCCAAAAACTTTTGCTAAATTAGAGTGAGATCCTGCTGTTGTTGACTCAGGAGACACACCTCTGTATGGTGCACTTGTCCCTCTTACACAACCAGTTAGTTGATTTGAAGTTCTACCTGTGTACTCAACAACTTCGTTTTCGTAAGCTCCAGTTTGACTATTTACTTTTTCAATAACTATAAAACCAGATGTTGGAAACTCTGAGCCATCTGTTAAATCAATTGTAGTGGCTGTATCTGTAATAGCTCCGTTTAAAGTTGTTGACAATTGCAATGTTGCAACTGCTACACCGCCTACTGGTGATTTAACGTTACGAAACCTAACCTGGTCGTCTACTGAAAGATCACCATTTAGAAAATTAATTTTTAAAGTTGTATTTGAAGCTGTTACAAAAGGATTTTCTGGTAAAAAATCTTCTGTAGGAAATTCAGTTCTTGCAGGTCTTGCTCTTTGTAAAGCTTGT